CAATTAAATTTTTACACGAGCAAATAATTAAAGGCGATAGATCAGATGGTATACCTAACATATTAAGTGCCGATGATGTATTTGTGACTGGTACTAAACAAAGACCTATAAATAAAAAGAGATTAGAGGAATGGGCGAATATAGAAAACATACCTCTAGGTTCAGAAACTAAAAAGTATTATGAACGAAATAAGAAATTGATAGATTTAAACGAGATTCCAGGTCTAATACATAATGATATACTAAGTAAGTATAATAATTATAACATAAATGATAGAACAAAATTATTAACTTATTTTATTGAAAATAAATTAAAATCATTAATTGAAAATATAAACGATTTTTAAAATGTATTTGTTAGCAATTCAAAAAGACCACTTATCTTCAGTGGCATTATTTAAAGATAATAAATTAATCTATTACAATCAAAATGAAAGATTATCTAAAAAAAGAAAACACACAGGTTTTCCATTTCAAGTAATAGAACAGGTAAAAGATATAACGAAAAAAGTTGATATGGCACTGATTACTGGTTATGATATTGATGGTTATAATAATGGACATTGGTTTGATTTATTAAGATATCATAAATTAATTGAGGAGAGAGATACTGAAGCCACAAAATCTTTTTCTTATCATAAATCACATCATTTATCACACGCAGCAAAAGCATATTATTCATCTGGTTTTGATAAAGCAATAATTTTTGTTATTGATGGTAGAGGTTCTGAATATAATTTAACTAATGGTGAATATGGCTATGAAACATCATCTGTATTTCAAGTTGAAAATCAAGGTAAAGATTTTAAATGTATATACAAAAAAGTTTCTTGTATGTCAGATGATATTAGTAATGTAAAAATACTACCAAATGTACAAACTAAAAATTTATTCCAAGAAATATCAATTGTTAGTGTAGATAAAAATTATACAAATTTTGAATTATCGAATGATATTGATTTAGGAATGTTTTATTCAAATGTTTCAGAGTATTTAGGTTTTTTTGAGGAAGAAGGTAAACTAATGGGATTGGCATCTTATGGTAAACCCAATAAATTTATTAGAGAAAATATTGATACGAACATTTTAATTCCAAATAGATTTCCCAATATTCATACTCATAAATCTGAATTTTTGGAAAAAATAAAATACAATGATAAAGAAGATATACATTTAGATTTAGCATTTGAAACACAAAGATTGTTTGAAGAAAAATATTATGACTTTGTTAAAAAACATATGAAGAAAGGTTATGATTTAATTCTTACTGGAGGAACAGCGTTAAATGTACAAAATAATTTTAAATTAAGAAAAAAAATAGATAGTACATATAAAATTTATGCAGATCCATTATGTGGTGATGAAGGTACAAGTATAGGCATAGGTGCTTATTATTTAAATAATGTTTTAGATAAAAAAACAAATCATAAAGACATTGGAAAAATATATTTAAATCCTCGATATGAATATGATTATATTTTAAATGAAAATGAAATAGAAACAAATGCTAGTTTAGATGATATTGTTAATTTATTAATAGACGGAAAAATTGTTGCATTATTTCAAGGAGGAGGGGAAGGTGGACCAAGAGCATTAGGAAATCGTAGTTTACTTTTAGACCCTAGAATTGAAAATGGAAAAGATATAATGAATACAGTTAAGAATAGAGAATCATTTAGACCTTTTGCTTGTTCCGTATTAGAAGAAAAAGTAAAAGATTGGTTTGATATTAATTGTTTAGATAATTCTCCTGCAATGATGTATTCAGTAGATACATTACAAAATAAAAAACATTTGATAAAATCAGTAGTACATATTGATGATACTTGTAGAATACAAACTATTAGTAAAGATTTAAATTTAAATTTTTACAATTTATTAAAAAAGTTTGATGAGAAAACAGGAGTACCTTTATTAATGAATACATCATTTAATGTTGCTGGTGATCCTATTGTAGAATTTCCACAAGATGCATTAAATACTTTAAGAAAATCTAATATAGAATATTTGTATTTTCCTGATATTGAAAAATTAGTATATATAAAAAATAATGAAGTATAAATATATTCATATATCATTGATTGATTTCACAATGGTTATTGAAAAACATGCATGGAGATAATTATGGCAAACAAACAAGAAAACCCAAACCTCATTCCGACTAAGATAATGTCAGCATTAACAAGCACATCTGGTAAAACAGTAGAAACTGTACACGAAATTTTTACCAAAATTAATAATGCAAAAGACAAACCTAAAAAGATTGAGGTTTTAAGAAAATACGATCAACCATATTTAAGACAAATCTTAAAGGCTGCGTTTGATCCTAAAATAGAGTTTGATTTACCAGAGGGAACGCCACCATTTATAGCAAATGAAGCACCCGTTGGTACAGAACATACTTTATTAAGAAACGAAAGTAGAAAACTTTATCGTTTTATGAAAGGTGGGGATTCCACTTTAAACAAAACTAAAAGAGAAATGATGTTTATACAATTACTCGAAGGTTTACATAAAACAGAAGCAGATGTACTTATCGCAATAAAAGAAAAATCTTTAAACAAAAAATATAAAGGATTAACTGCAGATATGGTTAAAGAAGCATTATATTGGAATGAAGATTTTATGCGAAAATCATAACGAATCAAAATGGAGGGCGACAATGTTCGCCCTTTGTTCTTTTAAAACCCCCCATTTTTACTATATTTTTCACGCAAAATACCTATTGACAAATACCTCTTTTTAGTGTATATTATAAATATGAAAGAGAGGTTATTATATTATGCGTAAATTTTTGATTACAATATCAATTATATTGACAACATTATGGTTTGCTTTATCGGGTTTGTTTAACTCGGTAATGGCTGACGAAAAAATTAGTGACTATAACAAAGCAGTTATAGGTCATATCATACAAAGTAAAGTAAACGGCACAAACGTTGATACTAGTAAACTATTTGAATATGAAATGGAAAAACTAGCCCATCAATTTGCCATTGAATCGATTACAATATTACAAGCATACCTACCTCAAATATTAGAAGGTATTGCTACAGATTTAAGATTAAAAGCAGATACAGAATATAAATGTAAACTACTTAAAGGATCAAAAATCGAAGATGATTGTTAATTATTTTTTATCTTTAGATATTGAATTACGAATTTTAATATTATTTTTTATATTAATGTTAATATATGAAATAGTAAGAGGTATAAGAAACAAATGGCAAAAAAACAAACAAAAAAACCACAAGTGAAAAAAATACTTAAAAGAGAACTTGTAAGTAATCGTAAATATAAAACGACTTACAAAGACATCAAAAAGTATTTTAATCTTATTAATAAGTCGGTATTTAAAAACAAACTATCACCTTTTAATGATATTAAAATAAAAAAGATTTATAAAGATGAATCTAAAAAGTTTTGTTATGGACAAGTAATTGCTTGGGAATGGCGTAGAAAAGGTACAAGAGTTTATCATTTAGAAATGCTACCTTACTACAGAAATAAGAAAGAATTTGTGGACACATTAGGACACGAAATGGTACATCTATATCAAATGGCCAATGTAGGTGATACAGGAAATCATAATAAGTTATTTTATAGTTTCCGACCAAAACTAAATGCAATTGGCCTTGATTTATAATAAGAAAGATATATTATGAAAAATGTGAGAAAACAAAGTAAAGAACTAGACCCTTATTTAAAGGCAAAAATTGATGAGGCTGTAATACAAATAAGAGAACTTACTAAACCTAGCAATAGATCAGGGACACAAAGAGTTTATTATACAGGTAATTGGGTAAAAGATATTCATAATAATTACACCGACAAACAAGCACAAAAGATATTTGACAATGTAAGTCAATATAGAGATAAATTAGATTTCTTTCAAATAAAAACTGATATTGTTTATGATGATATTGATGAGTCTCCTATACAAGCATATGATTATGTAGCGAGGGTTAAATAATGAAGAAAAATAATTTAATATTATCATTAAAAAAAGTTGCTAGTATTTTTACTGTATTATTAATAGTATTTTCTATTGGTTCTTTTTTTCCAAATCCATATATCAAATATAAGTTAAGATTAAAAGCAGAAACATTTTATACAAATTGGGCAAATGATTTAGGTTTAAATGAACCAGCTTTTGAATACACAAATGATAAACAATTTGTAGAGGCTGTTCGTAAATGTATTGATTGGGTAAACTTTGAAACACCAAGATACGAAAGAGTACCTGGTGAAATGATAGTTGCTCAGGCTGTATTAGAGTCTGGTTGGGGAACAAGTAGATTTGCTTTAGAAGGTAATAATTTATTTGGTATTAGAACTTATGATAAGAAAGTACCACATATGTTATTAGAAGGTAAAACAAAATGGCAAGGTTGGGGTGTTAGAGTATTTCCTACTAAATGTCAAGGCGTTAAATTTTTTGTAGAACTTTTAAACAATCATAGTGCTTACGAAGAATTTAGAGACGTAAGAAGAAGAATGATATTGTGGGATCAACCATTAGACCCTAAAAAATTAGTTAGAACTTTAAAAAACTATTCTACAACAGATGATTATGCTGAAAGAGTTATATTCATAATAGATAAAATTAGAAAACAAGAAGTGAAATCTACAGAAGTTGAAATAGAAACAAAAGAAGATTCACACGTTATACCACCAACTAAACCAAAAGAAATAAAATAACAATGAAATTAGCATTTGGTATTAGTATGTTAATTACAAACTTTACAATTATTTTGTTAGGTACTATGATTATATTTTATTTTTATAACAAAATAAAACAAAA